GATCTGATGGCTGGGAGATAGACGCACACGCATTATGTGCAGAAGACCATATTGGTATACAGGGAAGACAGTTTACTAACGAGGAATACGACGATCTAAACGCAGAACTAGACAGACCTATTGGAGAACTTAACTGTCAGCATTCAGCATTTCCTATTGTTATCGGAGTGAGCAAACCTATATACGACCAAGACACACTAGACGAGTATGCAGAGAACACCGTAAACCAAAACATACAAATCGGTGACAAGAAATACTCAAAGTATGAATGTTCACAACTACAACGAAAAATCGAACACAATATAAGACAATCTAAAATCAAAAAGGCTGTGGAAGAAGCAGGTAAACTTGACACAGCAAAGACAAATAAAAGGCTCAAAATGTTAAGTAATAAATACACGGAAGTTAGCAAGAAAGCAGGGCTAACAAAGAGACCAGAAAACTTGCGTGTTCCTAAAGGTTTATTGCGTTGACATTTGATATAAAGCAACTTATAATTAAAATGATGATGAGAGCGAACTCGTAAAAAGCGTACATCATACCGATGAGAGCGAACTCGTAAAAAAGCGTAAGGAGTAATTATGAAAAGAGAATTTTTAGAAGAGCTACTTCCTAGCGATATGGAAGGGCGAAAAGAGATTGTCGACAAGATTATGGCAGAGAATGGCGAAGATGTCGAAAAGGCAAAAGCCAAACAAGTAAAAGACATCGAGCAAGAACGAGATAATCTAAAAGGCAAACTCGACGAGGCTAACAGCAAGAACGAAGAACTTAAAGGTCAAATCAAAGACAAAGACGAGACTATTAAAGGACTTGAGGAGTCTGTTGGCAACGAAGAAGAAATGAAAGCACAACTTGAAGCCTACAAAGAGAAAGAAAAAAAGGCTGAAGAGGAACGCAAACAGGAACAAATTGAAGAAGGATTAAAAGCACGATTTGAGAATGTAACAGACGGAGCAGAATTTGTGAACGAGTTTACAAAGGAAGGTGCGTATAATAATTTCAAAGAGGCTTTAGATAACCCAGAGAATAAGGGCAAAGGCGATAAAGAAATCTATCAGGCACTTATGAAAGGCAATGAGGGATGGTTGAAACAACCACAGAATTTCCCTGATATGTCAGGAATGGGAAGTCCTGATGTAGATATGACTGCTGTAGAGAAATACAAAGCAATGAGCCTACAAGACCAAATGAAATGGGCTAACGAAAATCCTGAACAATTTGCTGAAATTAAAAAAGCATTATAAGGAGAAAGAATTATGCCAGCAATTTTTGATAAAAAGTTTTTTAACGCAGAAGTATTTGATAGCTATTCAAGCAAAGTTGAGAACCCTAAACTTAATAAGTTTATGGAAGCAAACATCTTTGTTGAAAACAATGATTTGAAAACCAAACTTGCAGAGCAGGGTGGTGGAAACTACATTGTATCAACAATGACAGGAATTATCGGTGGAGAGCCTGATAACTATGACGGCAACACAGATATTAGTGCTGATGATCTAAATACATATAAGCAAGGTATGGTAGTTATCGGTAGAGCAAAATCTTGGAAAGAAAAAGATTTCAGTGTAGATATTACATCTGAAAACTTCATGGAAGATATTGCTGAACAGGTAGCAGACTACTGGAAGAAAATCGACCAAGACACACTTATTGCCATCTTAAATGGTATCTTTGGTGGAAATAATGCATTTACTGAAAATCACATCTATGATATTTCAGGAGAGGTAACAGATAATAAAGTTAATGCCACTACACTTAACACAGCTAGTACACAGGCTTGTGGTGATTTGAAGGACAGAATTAGTTTAGTAATTATGCACTCACAGGTAGCATTAACACTCGAAAACTTAAAACTATTAGCTTATATGACATATACGGATGCTAAAGGTATTGAAAGAGAACTTGGACTAGCTACTTGGAATGGCAAGTTAGTATTAGTTGATGATAGTGTAGGAGCTGATTACACATACACAAGTGGTGGTGTGTACACAGTAACAGTTGGTGGAACTATCGCAGAGGGCGACAAATTAACAGTTCTAGGCGAGACAGTAACAGCTGGTGAGAATGATACAGCAACAGCACTTGCAACAGCAATGGTAACAGCTCTTGGTACTTTGGATGATTATACAGTAACTAGAAGTGGTGCTGTAATCACATTCACAGAGAAAGAGGGAAGTTACGGAGCAGGAGCACCAACAGCTAGTATCGAGTCAACAGCAGGTACAGTTACAGTTGCAACAACAACAGCACCTGTATCTACAGTTAAATACAATACTTATGCACTTGGTGAGAACGCATTCACATATTGTGATGTTGGAGCAGAAGTTCCTAGTGAGGTGGCAAGAGATGCAAGAACTAAGGGTGGTATCAATTACCTAATCACAAGACAGAGAAAGGTATTTGCACCATACGGATTCTCATTCAAAGCATCAGCAATGACATCTGAATCACCTACAAAGAGCGAGTTAGCAACAGCATCAAGCTGGGAGCTTGTTAGTGATACATCAGGCAACCCAATTGAGCACAAACTAATTCCATTTGTAAAGATTGTATCATTAGGTTAATTAACAGAGAGGAAGGCATATTATGAATTTATCATACGAAGATTACAAAAAATTCGGAGGTAAGGTTGATAGTAATGCCTTCCCTTTGCTATGGCTGGATTGCCAAAATTATCTAAAGAGGATTACATTCGGAAGGCTTAAGGATCTAGACGATAACTCCAAGAGACTAGCTGTACGAATTATCGATTCTGTACTTGTACCAGCAAGTGATTATAACCCAGCAATATCATCATATTCGAATGGGTTAGAGAGCATATCTTATAACCAATCTGTCGAGATAATTACAAACTCAATTATGGATTTGGCTAAACAATATCTTGATAATAGCCTTTTGTATAGAGGTGCATCATGCAGGTAGTTATAGCAAATAAGTTGGCGAGAAAAGACAGCTCGATTAATCGAGATGTATGGTATAAGACAGTTGTGGACGATGTCTTGATAAGAAAAGATAAGGTAACAAACGCAGACGGAGCAGAAGTCAGTATGGGCTTTGCTTATACGATTTTGTTTCCATTTACAGGCAAGTATGTTCCTTATCACGAATGGATTAAATCAGACAGAGAAAATACATACACAATGTCACAGGACGATATAATCTTCTTTGATAATTTTAATGATGAAATTACTCCTGAGAGCATTATTGCTTTAAAGGAGGAATATGAACATTGCGAAGTTAGAGTGGTAGAAGAAAGAGAACAAAAGAACGGTGTTAAAGTTCAATTGAGAGTGAGTGGTGTATAGTGAAAATCACATTACGACTAGGTGGAGTATCAAAGAAAATAAACAAAATTGCACACAACGAAAAGGTCGGTATATTTTTAGCGACTACCTGTGCAAGATATATGGACCAATATGTTCCATATCGTAAAGGTGCTTTAGCTGGAAGTGTGAAAACTAATGTGCCATTCGAAGTGTCTTACAACACACCATATGCTAGAAGAATATATTATGGTGAAGGCATTACTATTCACGGAGACCAACACCCTAACGCAACTAAAGAATGGGACAAAAATCTCAAAGCACACGAAAACCAAATCGCAAGTGAAGTAACAAATTATATTAAGAGATTATGAATAAATATTTAGCAATTGTAAACTGGATAAACGAATATAGACCGTTAAATGAATGGACCTATTTCAATGTTGTGATTGACGAACCCAATACAATGACAGTCAATTCCGTATCAAACGGAAGGTCAATAAATGAGTTTATTGATGACACAAACGAAGTAGAATTCTTGTTTGCTATATCACTTCAAAAATCATTTGATAGTGGTGGAACATCTGATGTAAATTTAGATGCAATTCAAGAATTTGAAAACATTGCACAATGGGTTGAGACTCAAAACAAGCTGAAGAACTTCCCTGCGTTTGATGAGGTAATTGAGAAGGTGGAAGTTATGCAGACAGCACCAACAGTCACACCTGATTCAACAGGCAAGATTGCTAAATATTTAGGACAATTCAAAATAACATATATGGAGGAATAAAAAATGGCAGATACTGTAGAGCAGGTACTAGAAAGGCTTGGAAGAAGCAGATATATGGTATTTATTGACTGGACTAATGACCAGACATTTACAAACAATGTATGGACAAGAGTTAAAAAGTCAACACAATCAACATATACTGCAAACGAAGAAACTGAAGATTTTGGCTATATTGATAGCGATGATGATGTTACCGAGATTGTAGGAAACAAATTGTCAATTGCTTTAGATCAAGCCAATGTTGACGGTGATCCTAACTACGATAACTTGGAAGAGATGATGGTTGAATTGCCAACAGGCGAAGATGCCAAGAGACCTGTATTGTATTGTTTCGGTGGAAGAGCAAAGAGAGCTGTAAGAGGTATTGGTACATTTATGGACAAAGAATTAAGTCCTACGGATAGAGCAATTTCTTATACAGCAAATGTATCAGATAAAGTAGCTGGAACATACGAGGTAGTTGATGGTGCACCTGTGTTTACACCAAACACACCCTAATCAACCTGCTGTAGAACAGCAGGAAGAAGAACCTGAGGAGCCATCATCACTTTTAGAAGAACCAAGTGAAGAAGAAGGAGTAGAAAATGTATAAAGTAACATTTGAACACAAAGATATCGAATTACCTACATATTCAATTTCAATAGCAAAGTCTATTGCACAGTTGGATGAAGTGGAAGGCGATATCGAAACAAAACTACGAGCTCTTTATGATTTTATTGCGTCACTAATTGGCGAAGATAAAACAAAAGAAGTTTTGAAATCATTTCAAGAAGCAGATCCTAATATGATTAACATATTATTCTTGTCGATTGTAAATGAGTATAATAAGCCATTGACTGACTTTAAGATGGAACAGTCATTTAAACCATTAGATGCACTCGACAAACCACAGGTTAAAACATCATTGGATGCAATTGAAAAGATTGTAAAGGCTAACGAAAAATGATAAAACTTCACGACTCTCTGCCTAACACAATTACTGTGGAAGGTAGGGAGTTTTTAATTAAAACAGACTTTAGGTATTGGCTCTTGTTTGACGAGATTGTAAAAGAATATGGCAAGAAAATTGATTTATCTGAATTTCGATTCTTGTTTGTTGATGATATGCCTTTGTGTGATTTTACTAAAGAACTAGAAGCCTTTTTTAACAATCCTAACTCAACACCAAAAAGTAGTGGTAGAAAACAAAAAGTTATAGATTTTCAAGAAGATGGCGAATACATTTACGCATCTTTTATGAGTGCATATGGTATTGATTTGTTTAAGGTAAATATGCATTGGCATTTATTCAAAGCATTAGTCATCGGATTACCTAAAGGAACAATTATGTCAGAGATAATGTCTATCCGTGGATGGAAGAAAGACAATCGCAAGATTGAAAAAATGTACGAAGACCAACAACGAGCATGGACATTACCACTAGATAAAACTACAAGAGAGGAAGAAGATGAGCTAGAAGAACAACTAGCTGAAATCTTCTATAATGCATAGATATGAGTGCAGACGGAAAAGTTATTATAGATACCGAACTGAATACCAAGGATGCCGAAAAACA